TATTCACTTCTATTGCTGTGTTATCAGCTATATCTGCTGCCCAAGTTACAGCTTTATCATCTACTCTTATTTCTGTTATGTCATTTATTTCTCCCTCACCTAAAACTATAGCCATGTATAAGTAAGTGTTGTCTGTTCCTGAAGTTTCCATAAAAACTCTAGTTCCACCGACAAGTCTTGTTCCATAGATTACAGGGATATTAGCATCATTAGATTGTTTATTAAGTAATATACCTTTTTCAAAGTCATCAAAATCTGTTACTCCAAAATCAGGTATTTCAGGTGGTTTAGGTGCTATCCAAGATAAAGCTTTAGATACAATTTTTACAGGTGCTGATACAACTGCTTTAACAAATTTTTTAGCCGCTTTAAAAGGATTACCCCAAAATGATTTAATACCTGTTTCATTTACTGGTTTTCCATATCCACCTAATTCTTTTAATATTTTTTCTTCTTGTTTATTAATGTAAGCAATAAACTCACCTTTAGGTGCATATTTATTTAATATTTTTTTTGCTATTTTAACTAATAATTTATCAAACCAGTTAAACATTATGCTCTACCCCACTTAATATCTTGTACTGTTTGAGAAGAAAAATCCATACCTACATCTGCACTAAAAAACCTTTGTTGAGATGTATTATTCGTTTTACGTCCATTTGTTTTGTCAAAGTCTGCCCAGTGAGAAACAATTTGCAAATTTAATGTACTTGCTGTTTTATCTTCTGCAATTCCAAAAGTTTCTATTGTGCCTGAATATAATAAAAATGGATCAGCAATAAGAGCATTAGAATCATTTAAAAAACCTCTAAAAATATCTACACTATCATTAACTACATTCTCATTTAAGACAGTTGATATAAAAGTTAAATCTGCTCCTGATAAAGATAGTGTTAAAGATGTCTTAGTTATATCTGTTTCTTCCGTAAAATTAGAAAGACCCATTATGAAATCAGACGCAGAATAGGTTACACTAGAACCTGATACTGAGCTTGTTAAAGGGAAAGAACAATCAGTAATATTAACAGGGCTAGAAAAACCGATTGTGATAAGATGTACTGGTCTAATATCATTAGTCGCTAATTCGTTCTTTACTGCTGTCGTCAGACTTCTTGTCATATTCTTCTATTGTTCTCCTTTTAACTTTTATATTATCTGCAACAACATAGTTTGCATTTTCTGATGGTTCTTCATGCTTACCTATATTATTTGTTGTCAAATCAACATCTTTACCATCTATAACTTCTTCAGCAATCATATCTACATTTATCCAATGTTTAACTAAATATTTCATTATAAAGCTTCCTCCACATCAAATTGATATTCATATAAAACTGTACCATCTTTATCTGCACCGACAGCACCAAACTCTTGTATATCAGAAGTAAGATAAACTGTGAATGGAACATTATCGTAAGTAACAACTGAGTCATCTGTTAAAGCTGTTATTAAAGGTGGTTCTATAGTGACTGTTGCAGCACTTGATGAACTTGTAACATCTGCAACAACCATATATACTTTACTGTGCGAGGCAAATTTAATTAAGTCTCCTGCCTTAAATCTGCCTGCACCATCACCAGCAAATGCGTCCATTGCTATAGTTGTATCACCAACTGCGTGAACTCCGTTAACTAAAACTGTTCCTGTTTCAGAACCTCTAGCATCTTCTATTTCAGGAGGTATAATTGTAAAGTTTTCTTTTCCTGATCTTTGTTTAACTATAAAAGCCATAAGTTCTCCGTAAATATCTGATCTGTTTCCTGTTATTATTTGAACTGTAAATCCAAACCTTTGACTATCTATTTGTCTAGCAAGTTTTTTACCACTATCTGATTTAGAGATAATTGTATTTTGTATTGATCTAATTCCCATAGTTGAGAACTTTGCATTTGATATTGGAAAAGCACCACTCATTATACTAAATTATTACTCCCTCTTTCATTAACCGCCTGGTTAATTATGTTTGATATTGTTCCTCTGTTTTGTATTAGCATATCTTGAAATCCTGACGCATCTAATGCAGTGATAGAAAAATTTACATTAACTGGTGATCCTGATGTTCCTCTAGCTGATTGTGTAATTTGTCCTGTTTGATTTGGAATAAATAATTCAGCACCTCTTTCTCCTACTACAACAGGTTTACCTTTTGATACTGCACCACCATTTGCCATAAATGGTAATTTAAATCCTCCCATAAAATTAAATGCACTTAATGCACTTTGAATAGCCAATTGTTTCGTTAATGCTTTATTTTGTTCTTCTATTTTTCTTTTCTTTCTATCTTCTAATATTTCTATTCCTTTTGCTAATGCTTTTTCTATTCCTAATAATGCTATTCTCTCAATAGTTTTAGCAATAATATTAACTAAAATTTGTTGTGCTAATTGTTTTAATGTTGCATTTAATTCTTTTCCAAGAACAATAGATTCAGCTATAGATTTTGAAATAGAACCAACAGTTTTTGTTATTTGACCTGTTATTTCTTTTGATAAATTAAATGCTTCATTTTGTTTCTTTATATTCTCTGCTATTTTCTCAAATAAACTTTGTTGTTTTCCTAATTTAATATTTGTTTTTTCTACTTCTTTTGGTGCTTTTTGTATTTCTACAACTATATCTTTACCTAATAACCTTAATAAACTTTCAATTTGTTTTCTGACAAAACCTACTGCTTTAGCTACTCCTCTTACTGCGGCTGCAAAAGCTTTTACCGCAACAGTTAAAACTTTACTTATTGCTCTCCCAATAGCTTCAAAGTCTGCTGCATTTTCTTCTATAAATTCATTTAATGATTTAAATTCTTTTTTAAGTTCATCAAAAAATCCCTCACCAGCTACATCTCTCTTAAAATTAAATAATTTATCACCTAACATTGAAAGAGTACCAGTAAATGTAGTAGCTAATTCTTCTGTTGCTTTTCCAAATCTTCCACCTTTACTAAATACTTTTTCAAAAGCTTTTATAGTTTCTTCTGCTGAAACAGTAGCACCAGCAGAGAATCCTAACATATCTCTAACACCTCTTTCTCTAAATACATCTGCTGCCGCTATACCACCAGCGAATGATCTTTGTATTTGTTCTGCTGTTTGTGCAAAGTCTAATCCTGTTACTGCCGCAACATTACCTGTAATCTCTAATATTTTAGATAATTGATTTGCATCTGTTGCAACAACAGCTAGATTACCTGATGCTTGTTGTATTTGCTCTAATGAGAATGGCACTTTAGCCGCAAAGTTAGCCATCACATCAAAAGCTTTAGCACCCTCTTCAGCAGAACCAAATAATTGTTTTAATCTTACATTTAAGTCTTCAATGCTTCTACCTGTTCCAACAATAGATCGTATAGCTAAACCACCACCTAATGCAACTAATGCACCTTGTACAGAAAATATTGCTCTTTTTAATCCAGCAAGTCTGCCTCTGACACCAGTTAAAGCCTGTTTTGTTTTATCTTGTGCTGTTATATTTATTTTTAAATTTTGTGCCATTATTTATGTCTTGCCTTGTTCATAGCTTGTATATGCTCATCTTGTTCAATCAGCAAATATGATAGCCAATGATTATACTCCCAAACTTCCATTTGTAAAACTTGGGCTAATGTTATTTTTAATCTATCTGCGACTACAAGTAAATTCTTAATTTCAGGTGTTGATTTTATTTTTTTTTAACTCATCAACTGAGGGAGCTTGAACCATAATAGTGGCGACTCTCGTCAGGACATCAGGGTCGGTTTTGTGCATTAATGCTAATTTGTCTTCAACTTTAAATACTTTATTGCCATCTTTATCTAAAGCTTTCATAAGCAATACATCAGCTAATAAACTTACATCATTTAGAGTATCAGATTTTTTTAATAGCTTGTTTTTTTCAGATAGTGTTATTGGATTCCAATAAAGGACAACAGGCTTACCATCTTCATCTTTCCATTCAGGAACTTCAATAGATTGCGTTCCTAAGTTTTCAAAATGTGACTTAGCAATGTCTATAACTGACATAAATTAATATTAGACAGTTCCTCTAGTTAATGTTCCTGTTCCTTGAAAAGTAACTGATCTACTAATTACTGCGTCCATAGCATTGTTTACTGACATTCCAGTAACAATCCCTGTACCAGTAAAACTTTCATCTCCTGAGTCATTACCCTCAGGTAATAAAACAAAAGATATAGAACTTCCTACTGTTAAAGTTTGTTGTGGTGAATCAGTTTCATCATAGTTCATTTCTAAAGTTCCTGAAAATGATGTTCTTCCAGCCAAGAATGATTTAGCCGCATCTGTCAAAGCTGTATCTTCTACAACATCTGCAGTAGTTTCAAGTGTAAAACCAGTAAGTTCGCCAATACCAGTACCACCAGCTTTTACTACACCTTCTTTTCCGTGATGTGTTGCCATTTTTTATTTTCCTTTTTTGGTTTATCTTTTTTGTCTTGTTCTTGCTTATAACCAAGTGCTATAAAATTTTCAAGTTGAGTTTCGTTAATAGTAACTTCGTTCCCATCTTTATATAATTTAATATCTTTAGCCATAATATGTCCTTTTACTACTTATCTTCGTCCTCGTCAAACTTTTCGTCTTCTTCAAATTCTTCCTCAAAGTCGTCATCAACATTATCCTCTACTTGGTTTTCTCTTAATTCTTCAAGCAAATCCTTTACTTCCTCACACATCAGACTCTCTTTGTCATGTAATTTTTCTATTGCATCTATTTTCTTATGTATTTTATTTATTATCTTTTCCATTTATCCCTCCTATGGTGTTCCTGATTGATATTCGTACATACATCTAATTGTCATTTGTATTCCGCCAACAGGGAATAAAGAACCCTCGTCAGTTTCACAAGAAACAACCATTGTATCTAGTGCATTACCGCTTCTCGTAATATCAGTTTCTACAGCAGTTTCAATAGCAGTAATAAGCTCATTTCTTTTAGTATCAATGTTAGATTCTGCACCTTTAACAAAACCTGATACAACAAAGTCTATAGTTCCATGTCTTGTCTTTGCACCACTACCTAGTTCTGAGTCGTCTCTAGTTTCTTCAGATGTTTGCACTATGACTGCAGGATATTGCTGTTCTGATAATTCGTCTAACGGAAAAGGTTGTCTAGTAGCTTTCTTTACTGCTGGGCTTGATATGTTGCCAATAACAGTCAATAAATTTGCTGCAATGTTTTCTCTAACACTCATATTTTAAACTTTCTTAATTCTTTTTGTACAAACCTGTTAAACTGTTTCTTTATAATATTTTCTGTTCTTTTGTTAAAGCCAAAAAATTGCCTTTTAGGTTCGTTTAATACTTGATTAAATAATGCTCTTTGTCTCATTTCTGAGTTAGAAAAACCTAATGTTACTTTGTGTTTCCCTGTTTTTTTTACCGTTGAACTAGGTGTTAAAGAGCCTAACATTCTACCAGTGTAAAATAAATCAACTGCTGTTTTCTTACCCTCTCTATTTAGTTTCTTTAAATATCCCTCACTATATGGTGCAAACTTTCTGTCTCTAAAATCTATACCTTTTTGTGTCTTAGTTCTAATTATATTTAACAATTGGAATCCTGCTTGTTTGACTCCTTTATCAATTATTCTTGGTAAAGCTGAACCTAGTCTTTTAAATTTATTTCCAACTTGTTTTGAATTTTCTTTAATCTTTAGCGTGATAGCCATTATCTAACTAATCGTCCTGCTCCGTGTAAAGACTCTCTTTCATTTTTGACGATTGTTCCATCTCCTGAAGCATCATACTCTACACCATCTTCTAATATGTCTCTCCACTCTCTATTGTACTCAGATAAATAATGTTCTGCCATTCTTTCAAATCTGTCTTTTTCTGTTTCAGGTCTAAACTTAGATAATGCAGGACATAAGAATCTACCTAAAAATAGATATACTCCAGCTCGTTCAAATTGATCTAAATTAACTTTTGTATCTACCATTTCGTTTGTATTTAAAACTGTAATGTCTGTATAAACATTTGTTTTATATACTGGCCACCATTCTATTCTTAACTGTCTTAAAATATCATTTGTAGTTTGTGCAAAGAAATTTACCGCTTCTGTGTCATCTGCTGCAATACCAAAACCAAAAGCATCAGGTTGATACTTAGTTACGTCTCCTGCAACAATTACATTAGCACCAGTATAATTAGCCATATTAACTTCCTAATAAAATTATAATTATTATTGCTATTGGTATTGAGTACATTGGGTTATTTTTAGCTTTTACCCAAACCCATTTTGACCATTTTCTTGCTTTTAACATTATTAATTCGTTCATTTCTTTTTCCTTGTTTTCTTAGGTTTTAGATTAACAACTTTGTCATCAACCTTAGTTTCTACTTTTACCTCATCTTGTATTGGTTTGAAACCTCTAATTTCCCATATTCTTTTATTTGACTGATAATCAATTAAAGTTCTCTCTATTGTCTTGTTACCTTTTTTTAATTTAATTTTTGCAGTGTTTGCAATTTTCATCTTCATATATTCTCCTTTAGCCTCGTGGGCTATTTCTAGCCCACAAGATTTTAGTTATTATTGAACTGATGAGTCGTAGTGTAACTCTACACCATATGAATCGTGGATTTCTCCTACGCCATATACTGCTGTCGCTACAATCTCGTCTGCTCTTAATGAAGCATCTCTTTGAGTTTCAACTTTTAGCCCTTGCATTTCTGCCATTGCTAAAGCATCTCTGTGGAATGCTGCACCTTTATAATCACCTGCACTACCTGAGTTAGACATATTTGAAGTTTCAAATATTCTCATTCCAGCTAATGTTCCTACAAAACCGCTTCTTAAAGCTTCGTTAGCTAAGTCGTTTGCATTTGAATTTGCAAATGTATTAGTTAAGTTTGCTTTTAAGTCAAAAGCGATTTTAGGGTGTAAGACTACTGCACATTCATTGATATTCAATGCCGCTGATCTTAAATCAGAAGC